ATTAGTCGAGGCAGGAGCAGTAGCGTTTGTGATTGTTACACCACCCGCCGTGTAGTTAGTTCCAGTCACTTCACCTGTAGATGAATAGGCTGTAGTGGAGGCATCAATCGTGGCGCTGGTCAAATACAAAGCTGCCTTGAAAGTGTCTGCTGTAGTTGCTGCACGGATAGGTGCAACGCCAAAATTGTGAGTTGCGGTTAGCGCTTCGGCTAAAAACGAAGTGCATAGGGATGCGGTATTTGCCATGATGTTTCCTTTTAGAAAGTGCCTACTTCACCGCCAATAGGCAGCGAGCGTTTAAGTGTTACATGTGCTGAACGATGGACTAACTCTGCGTCTTTCCAATACTCAACCCAAGTGGTCAATTCGTTATCGTCCTCAAAAACCCCTTCTTTCTTTTCAAGAAGAGACTCATCCATATCGCCGTAAATTGTTGTGATCATTACGAAATCCTTATGATTGCTGAGGTGTTAGTGTTTGCGGGGAATTGTACGGTGAATGTGGCTGTAGAGGTCTTATCTGCACCAAAATCTAATACACAAACTGTTGGGTTTGTTGTACCGTTAGCCAAATAAATCAAAGCGCCTCGCGCAGTAATCGCACCGGTCCATGCGGCATTTGTAAAAGACAAGTAGGTTGTAGCCGCACCTGTCTGGTTACCTATTGTGGGGATTTGGCTAATGACCAGTGTTTGTCCGCCAGCCGTGTAACCAGAAGCTACCACTTCACCCGTGCTTGTATATGCTGTTGTAGTGGCGTCTAACGTAGCCGCGTTCGTATACAGGGCAATTTTAAATACCTGCGTTGTACCTGTATCAAAATTAAATACCCCGTCAAGTAAACCTGTCTTGAACGTATTAGTTGTCCAGTTGCCAGTAAACGCCATTACTGAACCCCGTTATTCTGTGGTAGCGGAGCCACACGAGCTTGACCACTACGGTACGCATCACTGCGCTCAAGTCCATCTCCAAGGCGTTTAGCCAAGGCAAGTGCTTCCATATATTTTTGGTTGTATAAGGCAACTAAATCCGCTTCACCTTTCATGAAGGTGTATGCCTCAACCAAACTTCCATAAAGCAATACGGTATCGAAGTTATCACCTAGCCAAGTTGTGGTTGCTGTAGTGATTGAATCGGGGTAGTAATAGTAGTGCAGTTCTGCTATGTAGGCCACATCAGGCGTGGGGCCAAGAATGAAGGACAACTCGTTAGTAATTGCAGAAGACGTTACTGTCGGACCAAATAAAGCGTAATACTTAGGGGCACCGGTATCTGTAGGGGTTGGGTAGGCTTCACGAATAAAGTTAACATCTTTGTTTAACAAATAGGTATACGCCCCTGTAGTTGGGTCTACAACTGCCAATGAATAGGTTGACAAAAAATCCGATGGGCACGACAAATATTTGTTACTTGCAGTAATAGTGCCAGTTGAGTTTTTACGTAACGATGGAAACTGAACCGAGTTGTAGATGCGTTGTTCTGCCTGATTGATGAAACGGTTAATCTGCTGTGTAGAAGACACAGTAGTCGTTCCATCGGCAAGCGTAATCGCCGGAAAGTTATTTTCCGTATACGTCTGAATTGCAGCTACAAGCTCGGTATAGGTCACGCCATCGGTCCTCTACACATTACGCCTTTGGTAGCCGCGCCAGCACCACGCATTTTGATGCCGTCGGTCTTGATAGGCTCATTGCCAGCAGACTTGCTGAACTGACCGAGGCTAACGTCAGCGTTTTCTAATTTGCTTTTGTTGGGCGGATAACCGGGGTTTGTACCAAACTCCACAGGAGCTTGAGTCATCTTTTTACCAGACATATCGTGTGGTTGCGCATAGACTTCAGCAGAGCCAACTTCTTTACCCATCATTTTTTTGCTAAAGGTAGCCATTATTTGCCCCTTTGGTTTGCGACGCGAGCCATGTTACGACCCATAGACATCATCATCTCGCCTGTGGGACCACCCTTTTTGAGCTTCAAAGAAGTGCCTTTGCCGCCCTTGTGTTCTTGCATATCATGTTGCTTGAAGGCCTTTTTGATAAGGGCTTTGTCTTGCGCCATGTCAGCTTTACCAGATTCCATTTTTGCCATTTTCAACTCCTAAGTTGTTGCTACCGTAACTGTACCAAGTTGTACAACCAAATTCAAATTATTTGGCGTCAACGCTGCGTCAAAACTGCTTGCCCCGCCAACAGGATTCCATCCCCATTGAAAGATTCGACTACCACCTTGCGGTGTTCCAGTACCACTTTGTGTAGTACCGCCGTTCACATTCGTCTGCAATCCGCTTGTGCCAGAAATTACATAACTTCTGTCAGGGCGAGGGTTACGCAACGCTTGCGGATCATCTACTGGGTACATACCCAACTGCAACTGCGGATGATCTGGGTCCCAACATTCCGGACAAACCAGTAAGTTGTAGTTCTTAGTTTTGATTATCTCAGTTTTAAGGACTTTTAACTTAAAGCGTTGTCCACAACGGTCGCACTCCGAAATTGCATTCTTGCCAGAAGCAAAACGATTACCCACGACTATCTCCCAATGTAGGTCTGTCTAGGAACCAAACGTAATGCTGCTTTCTCGTGATCTTCGTATGCTGCCAATTCCCATGCCTCGTCGTACTGTTGTTTTAGCATACCAATACGCTCCATACCCTGCGGTACTTTGCCAGCAATGTAGTAAGACAAGCCAGCCGCCATACAAGGAATAAATCTAAATGGCACGTCCATGATGTTCACACCGCCACCTGCATCTTGGGTACGACGCAAACGCCAGTAAGCAAACGTATATTGCTGTGCACTATCGGGAGTAGGCCAAACAGTTATGGCTGGCACTTGTTGCCAGTAAACAGCAGTAGTAGCGGTATGCGCTGCTGCAATAGTATTTTGTTGCCCACGGAAGCAGTTGTATAGCGTTCCGCTAACGGCGTTATCGTTTTGTGTTAGATAACTATAGTTAATTACTTCGTTATCAATTTTCACAAACCCAGATGCGGGTAAACCCGTAACGTCGCTCAATACGATTGAAGTAGACGTAGATGTAATTGTTGTAGTAAGTGTAGAGGCTACGGGGCTAGTCTGCCCGTTGTAGCGTTGAATCCAAACCTGAATAGGTCTGGCTTGTTGAATCTTGTTTGGAATAGTGGCGTATGTAGATACGCTAATACGCGTGATCGTTAAGTCCGCTTGAGTAGCCGTATTGTTGGCTCCTGTGCGAATTAGGTGCTCAAGGAGGTCAATAGTGTCGTTGGGTAACGCGTAGGTATTTTGACCCGGCACAAGAGTAATAGTTCCCGGCTCGATTGTCCACAGATTGATACCACGGTTTGCCCAATCAGCAAACATAATGTTAAGACTACGCCGTGCAGTACGCAGGTCATATCCAGTGCGCAGTTCACTACCAGCGCGCTCAAACGCCTCCTCGACCAACTCAGAGAGGTCGAGGTTGAATGCTACTGCGCCGGAGGTATTTGCCATGTTACTTTAGCTTCTTTAGCGTCTGTGCCAGTCGTGCGCGTTGGCCCATTTTCCCGGGGGCTTTGGCTGCTTTTGCTAATTTCTTTGCGGGAATCTTTTTCCCTTCTTTCACACCAAGCTCGGACCGCAGAGCCCCGGGTTTCTTGATTGCTTTTTGAATCCATTTTTCAGCCATTATAGTTTCTCCGCAGTTTGGTATGCTTTTAAAAGACCTTGCAAACGCTCGATCTCTTCGTCGCGTTCTTTGAGTTTATTTATAAGGCTCTCGTTCATGTCGGCCCAAACTAATACCTGACCCATGCGCTCTTTGTGGTCGCGGCGCATCATCTCGAATAGTTGTTCACTAATATCGAGCTGCTTTTGAATGTGGCTTGCTATGGTCATCTGTAACTCGCTGTCTTCTTTGCTATGCCTTTAGGCTGGGCTACGAATTGCTTCCCGGCTTTTTTGCCAGCACGCTTCGCACGAGTTGTAGCAGCGTACTCAGCAGGGCTGAGACTTTTGATAGCAGCTTCTGGAAGGTAGCGCTCACCTGTTTTACTAGACGGTTTTCCACTTTTGGTTCTCCATTTTTGGTCACCCCAGTTTTTTAAGGACTGTTGTGGCGCTTTCAATCTCGATAGCCCCCGCCCGCAGCCTTGTAGCGTTTAGCCATGACTTGAGCTTTACGTGCTGACCACTGCCCTGCACCCGTGCCTACGATCGCCGCAGCTTTGACGCTGTTAAAAATCCGTTTACGTAACTCAGGCTTGGTGTAGTTACCAGCCTCGTTTACTTTGGACTTTGCTTTACCGCCCTCTTTCATGTAACCCATCTTGTTGCGAACTTCTGTGGGTAGTTTTGCAAGCCCGGGGTTTTCTTCGGAGTCAACTTCTACAAGCTTGCCAGCAGCCATTTTCTTAGGTTTTTTGCCAGCGGCTTTCATGGCGATAGCTGTCGCGGCTTGTTTAGCCAACCCACCCTTTTTGTATTCGGTGAAGTCGGTGTCATCCCTTCGGGATTCTCTTTTACCCTTGGGCATCTTAGAGGGGTTGATAGCACCCATACCGCGACTTGACATCATTTGTACATTCCTCCGCCGCACATGACGATGGTTCCTTTGGTTTTGCCGCGTTGAGCACAGCCATCGGCGCGAGAAGAAGCTGAACCACCTTTAGCCAAAGGAACAATATCTGCATCGGCTTTTTTGTTTGGCTTGCTCGTACCCATATAGTCTTCTTTAGTTCCCTTAGAAAGAGGTATGGGCATAGTATCTTTTGGATTAGATTTGCTCTTACCCATGTAATCTTCTTTAGTCCCTTTAGAAAGGGGCATAGGTTCAACCTTGATCCCACTACCCAATCTAGGTGGGTTGTAGTCTTTAGAGGCACCAGCCCCAAAGGGTTCTTGTACGTCTTGAGGTGTAGCTTTAGGCATGATTAGCACATCTTTCCACGGGTTTTACCCTTAGTAGCAATACCGTCGGCGCGTTTAGAAGCAGAGGAGGCCATACCACCCTTGGCTAAATTACCACGGGCTGCGGCTTGATCGCGCTCTTTTTGCACTTGACGACTAACGGGTCTAGTAGATTCGTAGTTCTGCTTAGCTTTTGAAAACATGTCGCTAATTGAAGAGCCGACATTCTTGATACCAGACATAAGACTCTCACGTCTTGCCGCCATTTCAGCACTGCGGTCAGCGGCGCTTGTTTTAGTCTGTACTTTGCCAGACGTGTCACGGTATGTTTCTCTTTTAGCGGAGGCAGTTGGGGCGACTTTGTAGCGACCCTCATTACTGTAGTTCTCGTCTTTAGCTGCAGATTTTGTAGCGGGGGGTTTGGCAGAAACGGTAGGGGTTGAAACTCTTGGCTTAGCGGCTTTAACAGTTTCGCTAGAGGACATAGGGATATAGTCCCCATAATCAGCACTTGGAGTTTTTGCTATATCTGCATCAATAGCATCACGGGCTTCTTTCATCCCAGAATTGCTATCGTCACTAGTGACGTAGCCATCTTCGTTATAGCGTTTAACTTTGCTCTTTGCCATGATGGGCTCCTTAACAATATTTCTTAGCCATGCCGCCTTTTTTAAGGCCTTTATTTCCGGGCATGGAGACTTGCATACCTTTGGTTTTGCCTTTGGTAGCAACCCCATTAGCAGACTTGTGCCCAGCAGATAAACCGCCAGCCGCCATCTTCTTCATACCGCCTTTTTTCATACCCATCATGCTTCCGGGCATAGCTGTTTTAGCCGTAGGGGTAGGTTTTTTTATACCATCCTTAGCCATATCCATACCGGGTTTCATTACTGGTTTGCCCATTTTCGTAGCCATAGTTCCACCTTTTTTAAAAAGTTCGGTCTTGCCCTGAAGAGTTTTGGGCTCGTTTACCTTTTGCAAATCAGGACGCATGCGCGGCCCACCTTTAAAACTGATGCCTTTATCAGCCGCAGTAAAGTCTTTACCAACGGACTGAGGGACACCAGCTTTCTTGGCAAACGCTGGATTGTTAGCCACCGCCTCCATGAAATTGTGTTGTTTTTTACTTGTTGACGGCATTTTTACCCAACATTTTTTGAACGGTGTCGGTCTCGTATATACGGATACACATCCACACAATACCCAAAAGGCTACCAACTAGCGTAGCTACTGGAGTCATCCAGCCCATCATGCCAGAGAACGTGACTGTTAGAGCAGCTCCGTCGGTAATTGCTTTAGCTTCGTGTCCATTCATATCAGCACATCCTTCCTTTGGTTTTGCCCTTTTGGGCTATACCGTCTGCACGTTTAGAAGCAGTCATACCGCCTTTAGCAAAAGGTTTTCCACCTTTTTCTGGATCATATTGATAATCACGATCACCTTTGTCAATAGCTTTTTGTTCGGCCTCAATGCTTTTAGATAAATCGGACGAACGAGCTTCTCTTCCTTTTGACCCAGAATATTTTGGTCCAAATGGCACAAAGTTCATTACATCACCAACATAACCAGCAGCCTTAGAGCCAATGCTTTCATTAGCCTCTTTTGACTCTTGCAAGTTTTTTAAACGTTGTTTGTCTGTAGTTGTTGCCATATCAACACATCCTTCCCTTGGTCTTACCCTTTTGGGCTATACCGTCTGCTGCTTTAATGTATCCACCATCAGCGCAGTTCCATGCTCTAAGACTCTTGTTAATCCTAGAGTTCGGGTCGTTCGCTGTTTTGGAGGATGTGAGTTTCTTCTTCATGCCACTCATCCTTGCGCAAAAGGAGTCGCGCCTTGAGCCGCCCTCGGGTTGAGGTGGTTTCAAGTTGTGCCCTTCGCGTTTCGCAGAGGCTCGCCCCTTGGCGTTCAAGCCGCCGTTGGGGTTCTTGCCTTCCTTGCGTTGCCATGCTGGTGTGGACATACATTAAGCCTG